AAATACTCTTAATCGTTCCAACGACATCTCTTGTAGAGCAGATGTATAAGGATTTCCTTGATTATGGGTGGGATGCTGATTCATATTGTCACCGTATCTATTCTGGAAGAGAAAAGAGTAATGATGCTCCTGTGACAATCACAACTTGGCAATCTGTCTATAAGTTAGACAGGTCTTTCTTTGAAGACTATAACGTTGTGATTGGCGATGAAGCACATTTATTTAAGAGTAAATCTTTAATATCTATAATGACAAAATTACACCATGCAAAATATAGATTTGGATTTACTGGTACACTAGACGGCACACAAACTCATAAATGGGTATTAGAGGGTCTCTTTGGTCCCTCATACAAAGTAACTAAAACAGATGAGTTAATGAGGCAAGGACACCTTTCTCAACTTGATATACAATGTTTAGTCCTGAAACACAATCCTCAAGTGTTTGAAACATATAATGATGAGATTGAATATCTTATTTCACATGAACAGAGAAACAAATTCATTACTAATCTAGCATTAGATTTAAAAGGAAATACACTTGTTCTTTACAGCAGAGTTGAAGCACATGGAGCAGTGCTCTATGAAAAGATAAATAGCAATAAGGGTGAGAACCGTAAGGTATTCTTTATACATGGTGGTGTCGATGCTGAAGAAAGAGAACTAGTAAGAGAAATAACGGAAAAAGAAAAGAATGCAATCATCGTAGCTTCTTATGGAACTTTTTCTACAGGCATCAATATTAAAAATCTCCACAATGTTATCTTTGCTTCTCCAAGCAAATCCAGGGTCAGAAATCTTCAAAGTATTGGAAGAGTTCTTAGAAAAGGAAAAGACAAAGTAAAAGCGATACTATATGATATTGCTGACGACTGTACAAAAAACTCTAGAAGAAATTACACTCTCAATCATCTAATAGAAAGAATTAAAATATATAACGAAGAAAATTTTAATTATGAGATAATCACTATACAACTAGGAAAACATGGGAATTGAAGAAGACTTTTACGCAACAATTAAATTAAACTCTGGTGAAGAAATCTTTGCTAAAGTTGCTGCATCTGAAGAAGAAGATAGAACACTGCTGATTGTTTCTAATCCTGTTATTGTCAATGAAATTAAGTCCCGAATCGGTGTTGTTGGATATAAAATAGAACCTTGGTTAAAGACAACTAAAGATGATATGTTTATACTTAAATTAGATGATATATTAACAATGTCAGAATCATCCGATATTGAAATGATTTTGATGTATCAGTCATATGTTAGAGACGAACACTCAGACAAAACTGGTCAACCTAAGTTAAGTAAAAAGATGGGATTTATATCTACCGTAAATGATGCTAAAGAAATACTAGAGAAGATCTATAAAAGTAGCTAAGCTATAGTTGTCTCTTGAACCCTTACAAAGGATATTGTACACAGATTTCAATACCTTGTCAACCATTAATAAAAATGTTATACTATCTACATAGTTATGACATAAATTTATGATATCAACAGCAGTCATGGCAAGAAGAAAAAGATCAGAGCATTACGTCAACAATAAAGAGTTTCTTGCTGCATTAATCAAATATCGTGAAGATATTGAGATTGCAGAGATTCAAGGTAAAGTAAAACCAGTAATTCCTAGGTATATTGGTGAGTGTTTCTTGAAGATTGCAAATCATTTATCTTTCAAACCAAACTTTGTGAATTACATGTTCAAGGAGGACATGATCTCGGATGGAATCGAAAATTGCGTTCAGTACATTCATAATTTTAATCCTGAGAAATCCCAAAATCCTTTTGCTTACTTTACGCAGATCATTCATTATGCGTTTCTCCGCAGGATCCAAAGAGAAAAGCGTCAGTTAGAAATCAAGAATAAGATTCTTGAGAAGTCTGGATATAGTGAAGTATTCTTTGATGATAACGTTGACGGAATGGGATATTCCGACTATAATCAAATCAAAGATAATGTACATAGTAAGTTGCGCGGATGAAGATCACACCTGAAATTATAAAGGAACTTGAGTGTGTCCTAGACATGCGAAAGAAGAATGGTGAAGAGATCTGGCCAGACGGAACTGAACTGGAATTCAATATTGCCGGAACCTTTGCTGCTGATAAGTTTATCGTTATCAATAAAGTAAGACAAAGAGAAGAGAGCACACCTGACCCTAATTTGAAAGCACATCATGCCTGATCCTGATGCACTATACGATGACATGGCAAAACTTAATGCTCTCTATGAAGAACTCTGTTGGGGTCATGATGATGAATTAGTATTCACTCATGATGGAAAGAGAGTTGTTGTTTATAACAAGACTTTAGAAGAAGAATGAAAGTTGCAATCATTACTGACCAGCACTTCGGGGCAAGAAAGAATTCAAAACTTTTCCATGATTACTTTCTTAAGTTTTACAATGAAGTATTCTTCCCTCGTTTAGAAGAAGAAGGTATTACCACTGTGGTAGATATGGGTGATACCTTTGACAGCAGGAAGGGTATTGATTTCTCTGCATTGTCTTGGGCAAAGAACAACTACTACGATAGGCTCCGTGATATGGGAGTTACGGTTCATACTATCGTTGGTAATCATACTGCATATTACAAAAATACAAACGAAGTTAATGCTGTTGATCTATTACTTCGTGAGTATGATAATGTTGAAGTTTATTCAAAGTGTGCAGAAGTTCTCCTAGATAAACTAGAAGTATTGTTTATTCCCTGGATCAATGCAGAAAATTATGAAGATACTGTCCAATCAGTTAAAGTTTCACGTAGCACGTGCGCGATGGGGCACCTTGAACTCAACGGATTTAGAGCGCATCGCGGACACGTCATGGAGCAAGGTATGGACTGCAACCTCTTTGCGAAATTCTCTAAGGTCTTCTCTGGTCACTTCCATACACGAAGTGACAACGGACAAGTCTACTACTTAGGCAATCCATATGAGATGTTCTGGAACGATGCTAATGATAAGCGTGGTTTCGTCATCTTTGACACCGATACTTTAGAGTGGGAGTATGTGAATAATCCCAACAGGATGTTCTATAATATCTACTATGAGGATACAAATTATCAAACGTTTGATACCCGTGAGTATGAGAATAAGATTGTAAAAGTTATTGTTCGCAAGAAATCAGATCTCAAAAAGTTTGAAAAGTTTATTGATAAACTTTATTCCTCAGGTGTATTTGAACTTAAGATCGTTGAAAACTTCCAATTCCAAGAGAGTGAAGAGTTTGAAGCATTTGAGTCAGAAGACACCCTCTCTATTTTGAATAGATATATTCAAGAGTCTGAGGTAAACCTTGAAAAGTCTGTTATTCAACGGATAGTTCAAGAAGTATATCAGGAAGCATGTGAGATGGTTTAATGTTTATCTTAACAAAGCTAGGAAGGGAGGATGAGGGAGCATATTCCGTTGCAAATGAAGAGGGAGATCAGATACTGTATCTCTTTGAAGATGAGGATGATGCAACAAGATATGCTATGATGCTTGAGGAGGATGCAGACTATCCTGAAATGCATTTAATAGAAGTAGATGCTGAGATGATGATAACTATCTGTGAATCTCATGGATATGAATACACGGTAATAACACCAAATGACATTGTAATTCCGCCAAGAACTGAAACTCATGATTTTATTTGAAAGGATTCGTTGGAAAAACTTTTTAAGCACCGGCAATCAATTTAGTGAAGTTAATCTGAATAAAGCATCAACTACTTTAATCGTTGGTAGTAATGGTGCTGGAAAGAGCACTGTGTTAGACGCATTGACTTTTGCTCTATTTGGAAAACCTTTTCGTAAGATCAATAAACCACAACTACCAAACACTACAAATGAGAGAGATTGTAGGGTTGAAGTAGAATTTATTATCAACAAGACCAACTGGAAAGTTTGTCGCGGTATTAAACCAAATATTTTTGAAATCTATCGAAGTGGAAATCTTCTAGATCAAGCATCCGCATCTAAAGATCAACAGACTTGGCTGGAACAGAATGTTCTGAAGATGAACTATAAGTCATTCACCCAGATCGTTATCTTGGGTAGTAGCACCTTTGTCCCTTTCATGCAATTGACTGCTGCTAATCGTCGTGAGGTGATTGAGGATCTCTTGGACATTAAGATCTTCTCATCTATGAACACTATCATCAAGGATAAGATTCGTCAGACTAAAGAAACAATTAAGGTTCTTGATTTGAAGAAAGAGAACCTGAATGAAAAAGTTGAGATGCAAAGTAACTTCATTGAGCAGTTGGAGAATGAAGGTAAGGAAAAAATTGATAGTAGAAAGAAAAAGATTACTCAACTGATGCAAGAAGCAGAAGTTTATGTGAGAGAGATTAGTAATCTTGAGGAGAGTGTTTTTGGGTATATTAAAGAACAGGAATATGTGACAGGAGCAACAGAAAAACTCCGTAAGTTA